ATTTCAGCGATAACGTTAGTAGGGTCGATAGTTGTACCTCCAACACCTTGAGCCAATGGAATACCTGTTCCAACCTCAGAAAGAGCCAAAGCAAAAAGACCGTCGAACTCTCCGTTAGTCGCTCCGTTACCTGTCCAAATAGAAGTTTCGGTGCTTTCTGCCATTGTTCCAAGAACGCGTGCAATAAAGAAATCAGTGAAGTTTTTAGGCAAAGTATCGAATGCGCTATAACCCATTTGGATAGCTTCCCAATCATCTTCGAACTCATCCTTACAGATAGTCGCGTTAACTTGTAAGTACTTAGGCTCGATAACTCGGTCAGTAAGAGCGATTTCCCCTGTAGGGTCGAAGTCGCAAGTGCTATCCTTAACCAATCCTGTTGCGCTTAAAGTTTTTACCGTGCTTCGGTATTTTACGTTAGGCATAACTGTTACACCACCATTTTCGATAGTGTTTGCGCTCAAAAGAGCGGCGGCAATGTACTTCCCTGCGAATTCACCAGCATAAGAAGTAGTGTTTACTACGTTTGTAGGCATTTTGTTAAAAAATTAAGATTAATACAATTTATTTAAAACTCGGTCTAGCGAACTTTGAGCCTTTTGTTTTTCGTATCGGAATACTTGAACAGGCTTTTCGTTTTCGGGGTTATAAGAAATAGGTTTAACGCTATTCTGTGCGCTTAATTCCGTCTTTATGGCGTTCAATTCAGCTTTCAACGCTTCGTTTTCTTCGCGCATTTTTGCAACCTCGCTAAACAACGTTTCCTTGATAATGGATTCGATTGTCTTTTTAGGCTGTCTTTCTTCGCTCGCCATTTCTTCTTCTTCTACGGTAGCGACTTCCTCGGTTACTTCCTCTTCGGTTTCTTCCATCTTTTCCTTGATTTCGGAAATAATACCTTCCTCGGTAACTACAAGAATGTATTCGCCGCCTTCCATTTCGTACTCACCAACAGGCAAAGGAACGTTTCCCTCCTCGGTTACTACGAATACTTCTGCGCCCGCTTCAAAAGAAGGTGCTTCAATTATTGTCGTTCCGTCTATTAGACGTGCTTGCTCAAGTTTCACTTCCATTCCTAAAAGCGTCTTGATTTCTTTTATTGCTTGTTTTGCGTTCATAATTATAAATTTTTAACGACGTTTTGTAAAGACGTTATTTTTTCAGTACTTGCTTTAATTGCGGCTTCTGCATCTGCTTTGAACTTTGCTACGTTTGCAGGAACTTCAACACCTAAGTTTTTCGCTTGTGTTTCAAACGTTTTATACATTTCCAAAACTTGTTGGCTTTGAATTGCGTTTTGGCGGTAAGATGTTTTTACCGCGTCGATTGCGGCAATTATCTTTTTCTTTTCGGCTTCCGCTCTTGTTAATTCCTTTTGTGAAGATATAAACGCTTTTTGGATGTCATCGACAAGCGCTAAATCTACTTTTACCTCTGATAACTCCGTCTTTTCCAACTTCGCTATCTTTTCAAATACGTGTTTATTCATAACTTATTAACTATTTGGGTTTATATTGTTGCATTTTTAAGAGTAACTATTACTTTTTGTTCGTGGTTGGTTCACGTTTTGGCTTTGGCTTGTAGTCTGATTTTCCAAACTACCAACACCTTGTTGCCATAACTCACCGTTACAACATTCGCTTTTGTAAGTGTTGTCTTTGCATAAGCAACCGCGTCGACCGCCTAACGGGCTAACTGGCACTCGTTTATCTTCTTTAGGCATGGCTTATTTTTTCAATGAAGTAAATAACGTCGTATATTATCCCCGAATGGCTTGCGTTGAATTTAATTTGTAATCCTTCAGCGGCTAAAGTGTCGTTTGCATAGAAATTAAAAGACCTTGAATAAACGTGTTCAACCCCGTTACCCTTTGGAAATACAATAACGTCTGCTATGTTTGCGTAATCGCTGTCAGTAGGGCAGTAGAAGTTTAAATCAGCGTGTGCATTGTTCGTGTTCATGGATGTTTTAAAAGCAATCGTAAGCGCATACGTTGAACCCGCTTGTAAATCAAAAGACGGACTTGAATACATGCCTAAGCTGTACGGGTCATTTGCCCTACCCCCGTTATTAGGTAACGTAAATTCCGTTTCGGCTGTCATTAAATACGGGTCTTCGCTTGTATACTCGGTGTCGTCGTAACGCGCCCAACCTACTTGTAGAGCGTTATTATTAATAGGCGCAAATTGTATCCACTCGATACCATTACCTGCATAGTAATTTCCGTCGCTTTCGATTAATGCGCCGACTTCGGGTAACGAATCCGTTTTTTTCTCACGCTCTACGCTTTCAACTTGTACCGTGTACTGGCTGTTTCTTTTAGTTCTAATTCTCGGCGGCATCTTTTAGTATGTTTTTGATTTGGTCTAATAGTGATTCGTGTTTACTTAGTTCTTCTTTGCTGTCGAAATATCCCTCGATTGAAAAACCTTTAACCTCACCCGCTTTTACCTTTTCCCAAACTTCTTGGTTGTCTACTTTCATTGATAGCATCCAAGTACCCATTGGTAAGTTAAAGCCGTACTTTACACTCTTATCATGTTTTTCGTCTTCTACAATCCAACTTTCAACTACTGACATTCCGTTTATTTCTTTCATGTGTTCATAGGTAGCGTTGTTTTGCTTACCTCGTTTCAAGAAAAGTTCGGAGGCTTTACGGATGGTGTTTTCTGAAAAGAAAATATAGTATTCCTCTTTCGTCTTTTCGTTCAATCGTAAGATGTGCTTGTTAGGAATCAAAGCCGCACCCATCAAAATACGCTTTTCCTCGTCTACTTCTTTTAATTCGACAAAGTGCTTATTCAATGCTACCCAGTCTTCCTCTATTGCGGGGTGTTCTACAACACTAACGGCGTATACGCCTTGCTTCATGTTGTTTTCGTCTAAAACTAATTCGATAACGTCCATAATTTGATAACTTAAAATGTTTACAATGTTGCATTATTCACACGCGCTCTATCTAATCCTTGCGCTGTGGTTACGTCACCACTCACGACATAGGCTTGAATAGGTTGACCTGTTAACTGAGCAAGTGCGCTTACGTTGGCATTTCCTACCACGTTGAATTCAGGAGTTGTAACCGTGCCTAATTCGGGATTAACGGAAGATGTTGTAGTAGAATCACCTTGGTATTTTTGTCGTGCGATGCTTGCGATATTTGCAGCACCTGCGGCAGCGGCAACTGCGGCGGCTAAAACTGCTCTCGGAACAGATGAAGGGTCGCCAACTATCAACTGCGAACCATAAGCGGCAACGGTATTTTTGTAAGTCTCTACCGTCGCTTGTGCAATCTGTAAAGCCTTAGTTCGTTTAAATGCTTTTTTACGTTGTTCTTCGTTCTTACCTTCAAAGATTGAATTAAGACTTGATAAAACATTTAAACCTCTTTCAACGTTTTCAGCAAAAGCAACTTGCATTGCTATTTTTTCGTTAAAATCACTTTTCCTTTTCTCTAAATCTTCGGCGGCTTGTGCGTCCTTTTCCGCTTGTTCTTTATCTCGAATTACTTTTAAGTCGGCTATGTATTGTTGCTCCAATAGTTTTTTCAGTTCGGCATTATCTCCCGCCGCTTTGATTTCTTCGTCAAATTTTTGTTGGCGTAATAACGCTTCATATTCGTACTTTCCTAAAAGTAATTCTTGCTCCTTTTGCCATTGGGCGTCCTTTAACTCGTTTATTTTGTCTTGTTGTTCTTGGGCTTGTTTCGCTTCGGCATCGTCGTATTTTTTGTTTATGTCTAATTGCGCTAAACGAAGGCTTTCCGCTTTTTCCTTGATTAAATCGTCGTACTGAGTTTGCTCTATTTCTTTTTTGTTTAACTTTTCTTGAAGGTCTTTTAGTTCGTATTTTGAATTGAGTTGAAGTTGCGCGAGTTCTTTTTCGCGACCTTCTTTCATTTGGTTAATACGTTCCTGTTCAATCTCACGGGTTAAGTCTGCGGTTTCTTGTGCCGTCTTTGCGGTTGTCGTTGCTGTCTTTTTTTGACCTTCTCGAATTTCTAATTGTAATCCGTCATAATCACTTTGTAATTGCCCTAAATACATTTTGGATTCGTGGATAGCCGCTTTGTTCTTTTCCCGTGTTTCTTTAGGGTCAAAGAACGCCTTGGCTATTTTCTTCGAAGCCATTTCATTGAACTCATTAATCGTGCTGTTAATGTCCTTACTGATAACCTTACCTTTACCCATTAACTCGGAAGCCTTGTTAACGGTCCATATCAAAGCGTCAATCGGTGCGCTTACTAATCGAATCGTAAACGTGGTAGTTTCAAGTAAAAACCTTGCGATTTGTTGAGCGTATTTTGCAGACCTTTCAACGGCTTCCTGTTCTTCTTTTGCTCGTTTTTGCAGTAACTCTAATTCTACTTGCGCGTTTTTAATGGACACCTTTAACTTATCCATTTTTATTTTACGAATTTCCGCTTCGGTTTTGCCTTGTAGTTTTAAACTGTTTTCTTGTAAGGCTAATAATTCGGTTGATTTTTTGTCAGCTTCAACGCGCTTTTGGGATTGCTTATACAGTTTTTCTTGTTCCTTATTTACGCCGTAAATCGCTTGTTTAATGTCATCCCAATAATACGCTATCGTTCCAATGGCGGCAATAACTAAACCGACGCCAGTAACGGCAAAAGCCTTTGAAGCCTTCGACATTGAATTGAACCCCTCGATAACGTTGCTTTTAATTGCGGCTATCGCGGGTATCGCTTGTTGCATTGTAGTAACCGCCGTTGTCATTTGCATGACGGCCTGAAACTTCATCATTACTTTTTGTGCCGCTTCGCTTTCAATACCAAATAAAGACATAGCACCACTAACCCCATCGAATGCACCTTGAACGCCACCCATAGCAGTCTGCATTCTCATCGCGCTAGTCATTGCCATGGCTTCCAAAGCCATATCTACCTGTGTAATTTGTGCTTGTGCGGCGGCGGCTTCTTTTGCGGTCTTTCTAAATTCGGCGCTGTTCATGTCTCCCGCCTGAGCCATTCGATACATTTTATCGGTTAAGATTCCGACTTTTTGTCCAAGGTCTGCATTCGTGGCGGCGTATTCCTCGATAGCCAAATCGGTTTCGACTATCGTCTTTTTAAGGTCTCCGACTTTTTGAACCAACGCTTTGAATTCTTCGGTGTCCTTTTTTCCCGCGCGAGCCATTTCGTAAAGTTGGTCTTCTAAAACGGAAATCTGAGCAGTTACATCGTTGGCACTTACGGAAAGGTTTTCAATATCTTTGGCTACTAAGTTCGTCGCTTGGTTAGCACGTCCAAGCATTTCGGCTAACTTGTTATATTCGTCCGTTCCACGCTTACCCGCTTGGGCTAACGCTAACATTTTATCCTCGAGGGAAGACATCGCTTTACCCGCGTCGCCGTCCATCGTTTGAACCAACTCTTGGAATTCTTGGTCTAACTTGTTAACTTCTTTTTCAACCGCTTGTAGTCCTTTGGTTGCTTCTTTGCTATCGACGTTTAACGATACGCTATATTCTTCAGCCATTTCTTTGTGCTTTTTTAAATTTTGCTTCCCTTCGTGCTTGCTCAAAAACCTCTTTTACCGTTTTGGGAATCTTATATTTTCCTTTGGCTATTTCTATTAATTCGCTTTCCCCGTACCACGGGTCTATTCTAAGCATTTGTAATATCTGTTCTATCATTGTACTGTTATGTCGATTATTTCTATTTCCGTGTTTCCATTGGCGTAAGTAAACGTTACAGGTACTTCGTAAATTGGTAAGTCGTAACCTTCAGCCACAATCGTATCTAATCCGTCTTCGCTTACAATTAAGTCAAAGGTATCTTCAGCGCGTATTTCTTCGACTGGGGTTGTAAACGGCGGTATTTCAAATTCTACTATTGTGTCTTCCGTCATTGTCGCAATATCCACACTAATAACACCCGTACCTGTTATATCGATGTCCGCTTGAATAGCTCCATTTGGTAATAGGATTGAAATTTTAGGTTTCGTTATTGGCACTTGTGGCGCGAATGGTTTCTTACGTCTTAATGGTCGAAAGTCATTTAACAAAGTGAAGTTAACTTCCCCACTTGTGAGGTTAGATTTCATTTCGTTAATTATGTATCGCTTGTCTCTAATCACTAACCTGTCGTTCAATCTAAGGTTGGTTAAGATTCGAAGTGGGAGTACCGTCTTTACGTCAGTTAATCGGTTGTTAGTCGTGAACATATTAACCAAATACGGGTAATAATATTCGTTGTAAAGTCCTAAGCCAATCGTAGTAAGATAATACGAGCTTACTTCTTGACCGAAATTTAACGAGTGAATGTTTCCGTTATAATCTAAGTCTTGACCAAACAACGCGTAGTCGGTTTGTAATGCCGCGCCGCTTCCGTCGTCAAAATAATAGTTCGCATTTTGGATTCCGTTGTAATAAACTATCGTTGGCTTAGGAACGTAAGGCTGAAATTCGGGGCTGTTCTGTAAGAAATAGCCAACCTGTAAATTTATCCCGTCAAACTTGTTAAACAAAGGTTGTTCAAAAGGTACTTCAACCACAAAATC